GCTCATCCACGTGAGTTAGAACTCCCCCTGGAACTGCAGTTTGCTATGCGTAAGGCTGAGCTTGAAGCTCAAGAAATGACGTGGGATCAACTTTACGCAGCTCTTTTAAATTTGTATCAGCGGCGCCTGATTGAATGGGCAGCAATCAAAGATATTCTGCAAGATGAAAATATTGAACTTGAGTTTGATAACCCATCACAACTGGAACTCGTGGAACTGGCCATGATGTGCCAGTACGATGATGATGACGATGAAGAAGATGACCGAGAAATGTCAGTCTTCTGAAACTTGAGTTAAACGTTCAAGATACCACTGAGCTTTTTTGAGGGACTCTACACCACCCTTGTGGCGCTCCCTCCATAAATATTTCACACAATTTCCTTTTAGATAACCACGGTATTCTTCTGTGGTTAACTGCGCTTCAATTGCTTCAATACACTCGATACCACCCTCTGTGTAGTGCGGGGGATGGTTAACCACATCTACTGGCTTAGCCTGGGGCATAGGACAAAAATCGTCCGTACACTCTCCTATCGGACTAAACCACGCCTTTTCTTCGATAATTCGATCTCCTCTTCCGGCATCCCCTCCAGATCCAATACTAAAGCTTGAGGTTTGGGTTTCGCTCCCATCGCCATACCCTGTTCCGCGCTCGGAATATAACCGGTCAGTCCGCATCGCTCTCCTCCTTCCAATTGTAGGTTTTGGCGTTCACGACTTTCTTGCGTTAGCACCAAGCCTCTATTGTACAGATCCTGAAGAGGAACGTCGTGTTTTTCGTTATCTAATTCTTGACCAAAGTCCATGAGACTTAGGCATCGGTTTTTAACTTCATCGTTATTCGTGATGAAGTTATCTAAGAAATCATTCATTGATGACGCCGCGTGCATCATTGTTATATCTTGGCCTGAATTCCTTCAAGTAAAATAATAACATGGCAAGATTTTTAGACCCTACATACGACCCCAGAAACAGGTCTGGTACTTCAGCAGCAGAAGTAACAGATCTTAATCCGGAGCAGGCGTACGACACTGACGTACGTCGACTTGACGATACTGAGCGGGAGATTGCAGACGAAGTTGACGTTCGCAATATCAGGCAGCAAGATCGAGTTGCCAAGTATATGGCAGCAGCTAAAACTGCTGGTGCATATAGGCAAAGGGCTTCCATTGATGAACCACAGATTCGTGGTAGGACTCCTAGGAACGAAGCAATTATTGACGGCGTAACTCTACCCAGTCAAGGTGATTCTGGTGGGCGAAGCGGAAGTACCAGCTACGCCCGTAAGCCAGAAGCTTTTTCGGGTACCTTCAGGGGATTTAGTTAGACCTGACTAAAGACCACTTCTTTCTTTTGGTCTTGATACTTACCCTTTCTCATCTGGTAATCAACTTCACATTCATTACCACGGAAAAAGAGAAGTTGGCAAATACCTTCGTTTGCATAGATGCGATTAAAGAGCGCAGTGCAATTACTGATTTCAAGAGTTAAATGACCCTTCCATCGTGCTTCTGCTGGAGTTATATTTGCCATAATTCCAGACCTGGCGTACGTACTTTTTCCTACGGCAACTACAGTCACATCTTTAGGAAGATCCAAGTATTCTTCTGCAACTCCCAAACAGTAACCAAAGGGAGGAAGAAGAAAATACTGTCCTTTTTCATCTTCAAGTAATTCGGCTGGCTTAAGAATATCTGCATCAAAAGCCTTTGGGTCGCAATCACCAGACTGAACGCGGCCAAAAACTAAACACTGTTTCGATGATAAACGAATATCATAACCATAAGAACTAAGACCATAACTTAAAAGACGCCTACCGCCTTCTTCGTTAATAAGACGACCCTGGAACGGCTGAATCATCCCGTGGTCAAGTGCCAGTTGTTTAATTTCTTTGTCGGAAAGAATGCTCATGGTCTCAATCAAGCCTACAAATTCTAGCCGATTTAGTAGATTACACGCCCCTTCTCGCTGTAAATTTCAACAAAATTTTGGGTTGCTTCTTCAATATTTTTCTTGGGTTGCAAATACACGACAAAAGAAGTACAGGTGTTTCTTTTTTTAATTTCATCTGTCATTACAAAGTGTTGATACAAATTAGGTCTCGTTTTAAGAATACAGACTGGAAAATCAAAAATATCTTGACAATACAAAAACATATCAGGAGCATTTGCAAAATAAATACCTTGTTCTACTTCGCCAGAAAGCCATTTACGTTTTAATGTTTTCCACCACAAAGCATAACTAGAAGTCAACGTTGGAGATAGGCCGCGAGTCATTTTCCAACGTTGAGATTTTTTATGCCAAAAATAAGAATGTCTTGGTGGAAATACATAAACATTTCCAAACCAATCCATTTCATTTAATCCATCTTCTTTTGGCGTATAAAAAGCTTTTGCATTTACATACTCATTTGCCTTCTTGGAACTTGCCGGATCAAGCGTAATACCGCCCATAACAAGATGAGCAGAATCAATTAGATCGTTATTAGTGATCCATTCGTAATCTTCAATTTTTTTGTTACCAAGGTATCCAGGCATTAGCTTTCGGCAACCTTGTTGTAGTCAACTTCTAAATATCTAATTCCTTCTTGATCATTTAAAATATAACCAGCCTTTTCTTCTGGGTCAATCTTTTGTGCAGCTTGAAGAATACGCCTAAAGGTTTCCGCTAAGTCCCCATTATTGTCACGTTCGCATTCTTCTTGTGCCGCGTGGAGTTCTTTAAGGGTCAAATAAAACATTGACCTTTCTACTTGTTCTGGTTGAAAGCACATAACACCAGGACCTTCGGTGTCCCAGAACTTGGAAAACATCTGACCCATGTCTCCTAAAATAAAAGAAACAGTCGTATTAAGCATTTTTGCTTTATCCTCTTCCAACTCTGGTCCGATTACAGAAGCAAGTAGTTTTTCGCGTCGATTCATTTTTTTACTAGTCCCTGACGAATAAGTGTATCACGCATTTTGAGTAACGGTTGGTAAATTACAACCATCTTTCCAAGAACACCTCTTTTCTTAATAAGTTTTCCATTAACATCTCTCATCTTGTCAAACTCACCAGCTCTGATAAGATACTCGGCTACGCAACGCAGCCTTCTTTTTAAAGGCAAATCGGCATTGGGAAACTTACCACAGATGGTATCTGGCGTCATATCTTGGAACGCCATACGCAATCTATTGGCTAAGGTCATAGCAAACGTCGGATCTTCTTCTTCATAATTTTTTAAGTTTTCTAAATATCTTTGCAGCGTAGCAGTATCAAAAGAGCCTGAAGGAGGAATAAAAATTTCTACCTGTAACACCAGAGACTCTGGAAGAACCTCACTATAATTTTGTATAGTGACATCTGATATAGACCAATTCGTAAAACGATGTGACATTAGATTTCTTCAGTAATGGTTTCATCGTCAAAATCTGGAGTTTTTGGTACATTTCGATTTGGAATATGTGTATCTTTTTTTTCTCTTTTTTTGGTGTCGTACAAAGCTATGCCAGCGACAGGATAAAAAGAGTGCATGGTAATTTCTGGATTTTTAACGAAATTTTTAATTAAATTGTTCCAGGGAATTCGAATGGTTTGACGCCTGATGTCGGTAGCCTCAATATTGATGTAATGAATTCCATACTTCCATCCAGCTTTTGGATTTTTCTTTCCAGAGATAATCCAATTTCTAATTGTTTGATCTGAAACTCCTAATCGACGAGCGCACTCTTCTGTAGAAATATATTCATCTGCATACACCTCAGGACAAACTAGGTCGGTTTCCTTGTTTTGGTAACGTGAATGCCACATGGATGCAAGGATGTTTTTAATTCCTTTCAGCTCATAAGCAATGTCTTCAAGACCTTTTCTTAATCCGTGATTCATGCCAACAATTAAGCTGATTAAATGCTAGTCTTTTTGTAAACGATCTGCTTGTTTTATGGAAAATTTTTCTCCCGAAGAAGTTGTCAGCAGTAAGGAGCCTCCTCAGACTATCCCACTACCTGCTCAAATTACTCCAGAAGACCTGGAACGCATGAAGCAACAAGCTCGTGATTTGGCTATCGCCCAATACTACTCACAACAACAAGCTCGTGAATCTACCCCTCAAGTTCAACTTTCAACCCCTGTGACCAAATCAACAGAACCAAAAGTCGCATACGAAATTAATCAACCTATACAAATCCCAACCAAAGTAGTGTACGTTCGCAGGAACTTAACAATTGCAGAACTTTTGGTGATTTTTGCTGTGTCTTGTGGTCTTGTGTACGGAATTCCAGCAGCCTGGAGTTTTGTTTCTCAAAATGTTCCGCGCATTGAAATTAAAATAAAATGAGAAGTTGGACGACCTATAATCACTTATAAGGCTTTGTATTCTTATAAGTGGCAAATAGAAGGATTACCGAACTGCCTTCCGTTCAGGGAAATGAGTTAGCAGAACAAGATCTGCTGACTCTTGTTCGGGTGTTTGAAGTTGACCCAACATTAAAAAATAAAAAAATTACTCTTTCGGAGTTTAGTAATTACCTTAATACAAAATATTTAACTTTTAGCGGCGGCACCATGACTGGGCCGCTCATTGTTAATAGTAGTTTAACTGTTGCCAGTGGAACCCATCTCAACACAGTTACAGTTACTGGTGATGCCAGTTTTAATAGTGTTTTTGTTGAGA